ACTGCCACTAGCAAAGTTTTCTAATAAATGTAAGAAGTTTTCGTTTTGAATTTCACCGTATCCGGCATAATTTTTACCTATAAAACGTAGGTTAGTTGTGTTATCAATAGTACCGTCTTCAACAGTTGCTATCAGTGTTCCATCAAATTTGTTAACAATATATGCCATAATACCCTTTGTTTCTTATATTTATCGTTCCTATTATGATAGTGTGAGTGTTATCTCCCTATCAAATGCCCAAGCACCATTGTTCACCACAAATTGTAGTAATTTTCTTGTTGGTGCAAATGTGATTGTACCAGTAACATTTGAAGCATTTGAAATATCTTCTACCACCTGTTTGTTTGCGGCACCTACTACAGGAGTTCTTTCCACTGTACCCACTGTGCAGGTTGCACTCTGCCATCCTGATGCAGATGTGTCTAAGTCTATGGTGAAACTCACAAAGTTAGGTGATTCTGCTGGAAACTCTGCCGCCTGTATTGTGTAGTTTCCATCAATGTTTGCTGTCACTCCATTGACCACTGTGGTGCCTGTGATAACAACCTGTTGAGCACCTTCATAAAAATGCGAAAGTGTTGTGGTTATTTTTGTTGTTGCTCCCAACGTTGGATCCTGTGCACCAAATGTTACAGAAGAAATAGTTCTTTGTTGTACTGTTACTGTTTGGTCAACCTGTGTAAAATTTTTAAGTGTTGAAAAATCTAATGTAGGTATTGTGAATCCGCCACCTGCACCATAATCAACTGTTAACACTCTTGCCAATGCTCCTTGATTCCTTGGTGGAATAACACTGCCGGGTACAGTGATTGGTGGTTGAGGGGAATTTGAATCATATCCTGCCACTGGAAATAATTGTTCCAACACTTCTCTTGTGTTCAAGTAGTTGTTGCCTGCCGCATTTTGCGTGAAATTAGAAACGTCTAATTGTAAACTGATAATTGTTGAACCATCTGTGTATTCTTTTGTGGCAACATCTGAAGCATTAACGGGTGAAGCAACTCCTGTTATTCTTCTGTTGTTTAACACTTCAATGGCACTTGTTGCTGAATCTAGTTTTAATGATTGTGCGTTGACTGAAGTTATTGTTGAACCATTTACATTAACATCATCAACATTAAGATTACCTAAAGTACCTAATGATGTCAATGAAGAACCTGTAACTGTTCCGCCTAATGAAGTTTCTGTTAATACAGTGTTGGTATTAATTTTAATACCTCTACCTACAGCAAAATCAATCCATTCCGAACTGGTCCAAGCATCTGTTCCGTTTGACCAGGCAAAAGTTTTATCACCATCTGCAGATTTTAGAGTGATTCCGCCACCATCAGCACCTGCATCGTCAGTAGTAACGCCTGCTCCTGTGATGTTCAATTCTATATTTTTATCTTCTACTCTTAAATTAACTGTATCTACAGAAGTGGTAGTACCTTTGACTGAAAGATTACCATCGATAGTGGCATTTCCACCTACGTGTAATGTTGATGTAGGATTAGTTTTGTATATACCAACAGCAGAAGCACTTGTGTCAATTTTAAATGCAGAAACTTCAGCCGGTGTTCTTACTTTAATTTCAACGTCTTGATTTGATAATTGATTCGCTATTGTAAAAGCATTATTAGTGAATTGTAATTTGGTATTGTTACTTAAACCTATTGTCAACCCAGCGTTGTTTTGAATTGTTAATGCGCCTACAGTTGTATCATCACTGTCTGAAACCAAATATTGATCTGCGGTTCTCACAACACCATTTCCATCTACTAAAGATTCTGAAATAGTTGAAGTTCCTATGTATTTGTAATCTGTACCAACTGTATTGAATCCTTTTTGTATAGTGCCATTGGCATTGGTGTTTGTTACAAGTTCTTGAATTCTTGCTGTGGCAATAGGAGTAAAAGTTGCGTTGGCATGTACACCCACAAGATTGCCACCCACATACATTTTAACCACAGTCTGTGTAATGTTTTGAGTGTCTATAATGCTGTCAACTTGAAACCCTGATGTGCCTTGTGCTGTTGAGTAAGCAGGGCCAACCAATTGAAGTCTAACACCATCAAAGAAATATAACTGACTTTTTGTGCTGTCTATCCAAAGATCACCAGCCACCATGTTTGGCTGTGATTCGGCCACTGTGGTACCACCTGAAGAAGTAAATGCTGAACCATTGTAAACTTTTAATCTGTTTTCTGCTGTGTCATACCAAAGTTGTCCTCTGATAGGATTAATAGGAGCAGATGTGTTGGCAAAATTTTCCAACAATTGAATAAAGTTTTCGTTTAGAACTTCACCAAAACCAGAATAATTTCTACCGATCAGTGTTAAGTCGCTTGAACTGGTGTCCAGTTGACCATCTACTAAATCTACAAGTAAACTGCCATCTGTTTTGTTTAATTTGTAACTCATTACTCTCCTGTGCCTCCAGTGTAAATGATGTAATTCAATGTTAAGTATGGATTCATCACATCCATTGCTTGACCTTTTGTGCCATCAATACCACCTGAGTTAGGCAACTGTTGAGCACCATTGGCATTGGCTAAATCTGGACCACTTGTTGTGGTAACTTCTGGATCTGTAGAAGCACCTGCAATATTTCTTGTGGCAAAAAATTGATCACCATTGTTGGCTCTTAAACTGTGTTCGTGTTCTGGTAAATTTTCTTTGGCAATAGTTTTCTTTTCATTGCCTGCACCTAAACCTAAACCGTCTGCTGTCGGTGATGTTACTCTATCAGCAGAGCCTTGTCCTAGTCCTGGATTTGACATATTGTCTTTACCTAATGGGAATCTTCCTCTTAAATCAGGCAGTTTGAACACTGAAGAATTTGCAGGTGTTCCGTATTGAGTACCAATCACTTGGAATAAGGTATTGTAAACTGATCTTTGAACTTCAGCACCATCACAGAACAACCAATCTGCAGGAGCAGTTGCACCAGCAAACATTGTGATCGATCCCACAGGCGGAGTTGGAATGCCAGTGGTAATAGCACCTACTGTGGTTTTGAATATGCCCGTTGTTCCAGATGTTCTGTTAATAATAATTTCATCACTCACGTTGCTTGTGGTTGTAAGTGTTTGACCACCTATGAATGTATTGCTGATAGAAGTGTTAAATGTTTTTGTAGTTCCACCTGTTTGTCCATCAAAAGAAATATCTGTTGCTGTTACATCACCAGACAATCTAAAAGTTGTTGATTGTGCCAATTTGTCAGCAGTAGTGGCTGTTGATGCATTTCCTGTTATACTGCTGGTAACCACGCTACCTGCTTGAATTTGATTTGCGTAAATTGTGTTGTACCTGTTTGTTGAACTACCTACATTGTAAGTTAAGTTTTGTGATGGAATGATATTGTGTGCTGTAACATCACCGCCAAATGTTCCTGATCCGCCTATGTTGGCACTTAAAGCAACACCCAATCCGCCTTTGGATACAATGGCGCCTGAGCCAATATTAATTGAAGGTGTTGTGCTGTTGGAAACCATTGTGCCTGATGCTAAAACATTTCCAGATACATCTAATGCTTCTGTAGGATTTGTTTTGTTTATTCCTACTTGATTTTGTGAACTTATTCTCATCACAGTTGAAACAGATCCTTGATTGTTTAATCTAAAATCTATCTCTTCGTCCAATGTACCTAGTTGAATAACTCCTGCTTGTTGCTCAACAAACATACGGAATGACCCTGCCGCACCAACTTCAATACCATCGTCAGTTTTTACTTTGATAGGAAAATCTGTAAGTGACGTTGTATCTGATCTTAAAAAATTACCTGCCGCAACTGTTGAATTACCCACAACTAATGCTTCTGCTTTTTCAGAAGTGCCATACAATTTATTAATACTGTCGCCAAAATTAGTAGAACTTAAATTTACACCTGGATTTAATTGTGAAAATCCTGGAATAGTAATTTTAGGTGTGAATGAATCTTTTGCTATGATTGCCACAACTTTGGCGTCAACTTCTAATTGAACAATGCTGTAGGTTAAATCATCTGTGCCTGTTACAGTGACCGGAGTTGCTCCGGTGGTTAATCCTTGACTGTACTGTGGTCCAATCAGTACCCAACCAGATCCTGTGAACAAATAAAGTTGTTGTGAATTTGTGTCAACCCAAAGATCTCCTGAAATACTTTCTGAAGCACTTGGTTGATTAATTGCTTTTTTTAATCCACCTGATGCTACCCAATTGGCTCCATCATAAATTTTTAATTGGTTTACTCCGGCTGTGGTGTCAAACCAAGTTTGACCTTGTATAGGTCTTAAAGGTGCTGTGCTGTTGGCAAAATTTTCTAATATGTGTAAAAAGTTTTCCGCAATGACTGTTCCATAAGAAGTTGTGTTCTTACCTGGAAAATTAACACTGGTTTCGTTGTTTACTGTGTTGTCTTCTACTGTGATTGTGCCTTTATTAACAGCATCAGTAAAACTTATTGTGTATGCCATTTATTACCCTTCGTTAAAACCTGTCAAACTTTGTACTCGTACTGTGTAATCAATCTGTATTAATCTGTTCAAACTTTTTTGTACAGGGTGGAAAATTACGTGTGTAAGCAATTTGCCTGTGCCTGATGGTGAATAACTCACAAGTCCTAGTTCATCGAACACATACAAACTGTCTGTGGCACTTGCGGCATCTACAGCATCCTGTCCACTTGGCTCTCCATAGTCCAACAAACAAGTTGCAAGAACGTCTGTGTAATTTGTTCCATTCACGTGTCTTGTTTCAATTTTATTTCTTTGTGGATCTAAATTAGAAACTGATCTGTCATCAACAATTTTGCTGTAGGTTTGATTGTACAGTGTAGCATTTG